AAAACAATGTGTACCTCCTTCAAAACCTCAAAGGGAGACAAAATCTTTTATTATGGAGAGTATCACTTATGCTGTCAATGAAGCAAAGTGGAATGCGGCTCGTGAATTTGCGTTAGATAATGGTTGTGAATTTAAGATCATTACGGAAATAGAGTTAGGCATTAAAACTAATGGAACAAGAGGATTATCTGGCAAGCGACACACAAAGAGTAGAAAACCTCGTCGATAAGATCAGAACTTCTGGTGGTCCAGATGACATGTTTCTGGAAATAATGCAAATATTGACAACCAAAGATTTAGTTCCACAGGTTGGTAAATACTACACATTCATATATCAACCAAAAACACCAAGAATTAGATATGATGAGTTTCCTTTGATTGCATGTGTTGGTGTTTATAAGTGGGGATTTAAAGGTATTAACTACCATTGGGGAGATTTTAGAAACTATACTTGGGAAGAAGTTGCAAATAATGACCTACTTGTCGTATATCCAAATGAATTACAGGATATGAGGTCTATACCTTATCAAAAATTCAGGATAAATAACTAAACTGGATGGACCCTAGTTAATGGCCATAGTTAAAAGAAATAGACTCTGGAATGGTATTCAGACCAGGCAAGAGATAAACACTGAAACTGCAAGAATAGAAGTTTTTTCAATTGGTGGTGGATTTTTTGGTGTAGATGTACTAATTGCATCAAGTGAAGGAAAGGGTAGTGATTGGAAAATAAATAATCCTCAGAGTTTTACAAATATATACAATAAAACAAATAATACTAGGAGTACTGTTAAGGAACTTGAAAGAGCATTCTTTTTAGAAGGTTATAAAGTTTTTAATGATGATAGGGCTGCTGTATTAAATAATTCCGAAAATTATGATGATCAACGAGAGGGAATTATTGCACGACAGAGATTTTTCAATCAAGGTACTCCACTATTAGTAGATCCTAGTACCCAAAAAGAAGTTAATCTTGAAGGAAAAAAGACTACACAACCAGTAACACCACCAGTCACGGTCGAAACTCAAACAGAAACCGGGTCAGAGTCAGAAGATGCAAAAGACCCTAAAACGGCAGCCGGTCAGGTGATAACTGCAGCTAAAAACGCAGAAGCAGCAGATGATTCAAAAGATATACCTACACCAACCCCGAAACCTAAAGTTGAAAGTGTAGGTGTTTTAAGGTATCCTCTTGCTAACTTAGAAGTTGTCGAAGATATTACTGGTATTACCTATGATTACATTAAAATAAACATCCAAGACTGGGTGAAGTCTATTGATTCTGTTGGCTATGTTAAAGATAATGTCTTCCAACAGACTGTTGTAGATAATAGCGGTACGTTTACTGGTAAGTCCGCGGTATCTAGATACAAAGAGACAAAAGGAAGTCTTGGAACAATTATTCTTCCAATGACAAATGGTTTAGGAACACAAAATGGTATAAGTTGGGGAGAAAGTAATGGAAATTCAATTCAGTTAGCATTGGCAGCTAGTGTTGGTGATTTGCTAAAGAATGTTTCTGAAGCTGAATTTAAAGAAAAAATAAAAGCAGCAGCGAGCAGTTTAGGAAATAGTCTTGAAACTGCCAAAGGATTTCTTGGTGACGCACAAAATAATAAAGATGGAGTTGCAGCACTTCTTGCTGGATACGTTATAGGAAATACATCTTTTGCCACAAGACAAAGTGGTCTCACAATCAACCCAAATATGGAACTTCTCTTTAGTGGTCCAAAATTAAGATCATTTGGGTTCCAATTTGAATTTGCACCAAGATTCAGAGAAGAGGCAGAACAGGTTAGAGAAATTATTAAAACATTCAAAAAGTTCTCTGCCCCAGTTATTGATAAAACTGGAAGTATCTTCCTCAAAACACCAAAAATATTTCAGTTAGAGTACATATATAATGGAGATGGTAGTGATACCGCCGACGGTAACACTCATCCATACTTAAATAAAATTAAACCTTGTGCTCTTACTAACGTTGGTGTGAATTATACACCAGGGAACACATATATGACGTATGCTGATGGTGGTTCTATGGTTCAAACTACACTTACTCTGAGTTTCAGTGAACTTGAACCAATTTACAATATTGATTATGAGGATGACAAACACCCAACAGGTTACTAAAAATGGCAACACCATACTTTAGATATGTTCCTAACTTTGAGTATGTCAACAGGCTCAGAGATAATAAGACTATATCTGCATATATTCAAACCAAAAACCTCTTTAGGAGAGGTGTTCTTCGTGAAGACATATTTACAGATTTATCATATTTTACGAAATACTCTATAGTTGGTGATGACAGACCAGATAACGTTGCATACAAATATTATGGTTCTCAATACTATGATTGGTTAGTTCTTCTTTGTAATAATGTAATTCACTTTCAAGACGAATGGCCACTATCTCAAAAGTCATTTGAAAACTACTTAGATACAAAATACGTCACACAACAAAATCTCTTCACAATTCATCATTATGAGACTATTGAAGTAAAAGACCAATCTGGGTTTGTTATAGTTCCAAAAGGTCTTGAAGTTGATAAAGACTTCAGTATTACCTATTATGATACCAAGTTAGGAACTGAATTGACAAAGACTGGTATTACTCAAGAATTTACAAATTATGATTATGAAGTAAAGAGAGACAATGAAAAGAGAAACATTTTTCTTCTAAAAGAGGAATATGTCAATATTATTGAAAATGACCTTAGGGGGTCAATGATTTACAAAAAAGGTAGTAGTCAATACGTCGATAAGAGACTGGTAAGGGGAGAGAACATTAGATTGTTCCAATAAAAAAAAGTAAAGGGCCTAATTTTTCCTGGGAAAAATTAAAGCCCTTTTTTTGGATTCAATTGCCGATTTTGGTACTACATATCAGCCAATTTTGAGAAATATGACATGGCATCATCCTCATCATCATCATTAGTTGAAGTTTGAGGTGCAGAGTTGGACTGGATGATTTGTTGTTCCAGTTTCTTCAAAGCATCTTCTTCACTGACACGACTTTGTTCAGTAGAAGAATAACTATCATACTCAGTCTCTTCTGCTTCAACGGCCTTTGCTTTCTTGTTACCAAGAACATAATCAAGACGCTTCTTCAGTTCATCATAAGACTTGAACTTATCGGGAGCAACCAGTTCTTGGAGAGAATACTCCTTATTCCAGATTGCTTCCAAGGCATCATCATCATCCAGAAGAGCAGATGTTGCAGCGAACTCAGACTTATCATAGTTCCAATAACCAGCAACTTTTGCCAGTTTCAGTTTGAAGTTGGCACCTTGCCAGAAGTCAAAGGGATTGATAGGAGTCTCATCCTCATACTCAGGTTGCATTGCATCCATGATCTTGTCAAAGATCTTCTTACCAAACTTGTAAAGGAATACTCCACCCTCGTTTTGAGGATTGGCAGGATCTTTTACGATATAGATGTTTGCATAGTAAGACAGTTTACGCTTTTGTTTACGAACAGTATCTTTATCACTCTCATTACCAGTGTTCCACAGTTCACGGTTGAGTTCACCGATAGGATCCTGTTGACCAATAGTAGTCAGAGAATTTTCAATGTACCACCCACCAGGGCCCTGGAAGGCGTGAGAGAATGTTTTTACCCAAGGAAGATCTTCTCCATTGGGAGCAGGCAGGAAACGAATAACGGCATAACCATTACCGGACTTATCCATTACAGGCTTCCAGAGCCTTTCGTCTGCTCCTCCACCTGAACCCTTGTTATCCTTTTCGACTTGTTGGATAAGTTTCTGTGTCAGGTTCCCCAGAGAGGAACTCTTTTTTAAGTTACTAAAACTCATATTAGAAATGTGTGTATGTATTTGGTCTGTTCCTGGATTTGGTTGGGGTAGCCAGGACACCCCGTAATTATAACCCTTTAGTTAGGGGTTGTCAAGGATGGCTTTTTTCATTTCACCAAGAACCTTGGTTATGTTTGAGAAAATGTAAGTAATATCTACATCCTGTGAGAAACCTAGTTCCTTAGCATTCTTAATGATCTCTTCTCTCATTTTTTTGGCCTCTGGATCATCAGATAATTTCAAACGAGTATAAAGAATCTGTTGTTTCTCTAAAAGAGAACTTAATTTTTCAACATGTTCAAGTTTATCTTGTTTGTTCATTGAAGGAAATTCAAAGACCTTTTTATAAACTTCATCTTGAAGTTTGGTAATATTCTCCATCTCCTTTTGAACTAATTCTGAATCAAAGAAACTACTCATTGAACCCCTATTACCTTCTTTAAAATACGTTTGTATGAGAATATATCAGTATGTATGAAGGGACTGTATTTGTCAATCCTCATTGACAGAAATTCCCAAACAGGGTCTTTCAGTTTCTTATCAAAGTTCTTTTTGAATCCTAGAATTCTATCCAGAATGATGAGTGTTTCTAGTGAAACTTTATTTGCAAGGTGTTCTTTTACAATAAGAGGATGTCTAGTTCCATCAATGAAAAATACATCATCAAACTTTTTCATATCAAATAAATCACTCACTTCATTCTTAAAGACATAAGACATTGATTGATTCTTTCTCTTCCAGTCAGAGTAATTCTCCTCCCCTTCTTTCATGATCTGACCAATCCAGAGAGCCTGAGGATCATCACAGGAGACAAAGTTTGCAACGAAGTATTCTACAACCTCACTATCATCCTTCTGTCTAGATAATTTCTCGAAGAAAAATCTGTCCCGACGTTTATAAAAAGATTGTACAGATGCACGTGACTTACCACCATACTTGTGGTAGTCATATGTCTTTTTAGTAAAATGGTTCTTCAATCCCAGATAGGACTTATAAACGTCAAATGCTTTCAATTTTGGAATCATATAGGGAGTTTGGCATGAGATGTTCTCTTCAAGAAGTTCAGTTCAATAGCCTCACACTTAATCTTTTCCTTCAAAGGTTTTGAGATAAGTTTGGGAACAGACTCAACATCAATATTATTTT